CGTATGGCCCTTCATATCAATCGGCAGTATTTGATTCGACAAATAACAAAATAGTTATTTCTTACCAAAAAGATAGCGCAAGCGGCAAAGCTAATGTGCTTCAAAACGCCTCCACCAACCTCACCTCAGAGAACTACATCGGCATGTCTGGTGGGGTGGTTGATGTAAATTCAGTAACTCAGGCATTAGGTTCAGCCGTTGTGTTTGAAAGTGCAACAGTTAGTAGTAATGTGGCATCTACTTTTGACAGTAATTCAAATAAGGTGGTTATAGTCTACCAAGACACAGCCAATTCTTTTTTTGGTACTGCCGTTGTTGGAACTGTATCTGGAGCGTCTATCTCTTTTGGAACACCTGTTGTGTTTTCGTCAGCGAATAGAACCCAAGAGATACAAATTACTTTTGACTCTAACAGCAATAAGGTCGTGATTGCATATGATGATAAAGCTGATGGTCAAAAAGGCAAAGCCATAGTTGGAACTGTATCTGGAACCTCAATTAGTTTTGGTAGTGCAGTGGTTTTCAATAATGGTTCTACCAATATGGGTACACCTAACGCCATTACCTTCGACTCTAATAGCAATAAAATCGTAATTGCCTTCCAAGATAAGGCTGATACCAACAAAGGCAAAGCTATCGTTGGTACGGTTAGCGGAACCTCTATTAGCTTTGGAAGTGAAGCAACCTTTTTAAATGCTAATTATGCCACAGATGTAGCTGCAACTTTTGACTCCAACAGTAACAAGGTTGTGATTGTTTATAAGGACGGCTCCAACTCCTTACACGGTTATGCCGTTGTTGGAACTGTTAGCAGTACCTCTATTAGTTTTGGTACGCCTGTGGTATTTGAGTCAGCGGAAACAAACAAGCCTAACGTAACTTTTGATACAGTTAATAATAAAATAGTAATTGCATATGCTGACGGTACAGTGGGAACAGCAATTGTTGGAACTGTATCTGGAACGGCAATTAGTTTTGGAAGTCCTGTAATTTTTAATAGCACTGAAACCTCAAGCCCTAGAGTGCGTTTTGACGCAACCGCAAGTAAAATAGTAATTGCTTACGGAGAGGGCAGTGGTAACGCAGGTACATTTAAAACGGGAACTGTCAGCGGAACATCGATTAGCTTTGACTCTGCAACCGTGTTTGAAAGTGGGTCGACCAACGCTCAAAACGGTTTGGTCTACGACAGCAGTGCGGGAAAAATGGTGTTGTCCTATTATTCTGGTAGCAACTCAGGCTATGGAACTTCTAAGGTACTTCAAACAGGGCATACAGTCATAAACAGAGGCCAAGTCGCAAGTGGTGGCAATGCAACCGTTGACATTGTAGGCACTGTCTCCACAAACCAAGTGGGACTTACCGCTGGTCAGCAATACTTCGTCCAGACAGATGGCACGTTAGGCTTAACGGCGGCTGATCCAAGTGTCTTGGCGGGAACGGCAATATCTGCTACAAATATGCTAGTTAAAACATAAGGCGAAACCATGCCGCTAATTCCGCTCAAACTTCCCGCTGGCCAGTATCGCAACGGCACTGACCTTATGTCTCAGGGCCGCTGGCGGGACATTAACCTCGTCCGCTGGCATGAGGATGCTCTGCGTCCTGTTGGTGGATGGCGGCAGAGAGCATCTGTTGATCTGAACGGCGTTGCCCGATCCATGCTTGCGTGGGAAGAGAATGACGGATTGCGGCTGGTGGCGGCTGGTACATACAATAGCCTGTATGTTATCAACGCAAATGGCACTGTGAGTGACATTACACCGGCTGGCCTCACCGCTGGTCGCATCGATGCAAACATCAACACGGCATACGGCGGCGGGTTTTACGGCAACGAAGAATACGGCTTGCCACGCGCTGACACTGAAACCATCCTCCCGGCGACAACTTGGTCTTTGGAGAATTGGGGGGAGTATTTGCTGGCAATGTCATACGATGACGGCAAGCTATACGAGTGGCGGAATGATGTCGCAACGGACGCCGCGCTTATTGCAAACGCCCCCACAGATTGCACTGGCATGATGGTAACGGAGGAGCGCTTTGTTGTATGCTTCGGCGCTGGCGACGATCCTCGCAAAGTCCAATGGTCGGATAGAGAAGATAACACAACTTGGACGCCAGCAGCTACAAACGAAGCTGGTGACATAAACCTGCAAACCAACGGCGTTATTTTGGCTGGGCTGCGCACACGGGGCCAGTCGCTCATTCTGACCACAGAAGACGCCCACACATTGACTTACTCAGGCCCGCCGTTTGTTTATGGAGTGGAGCGCGTTGGCAACTCCTGTGGGCTTATAGCGCCCCGTGCGGCGGCTTCTGTTGATAACGGCGTGATCTGGATGGGTTTGCGTGGCTTCTTTGTTTACTCTGGCGGCAGGGTTCAGAGCGTCCCGTGTGATGTGGCTGACTATGTATTCAGCGATATTAACAAGGATCAGCGCTCAAAAGTGTCTTGCGTGGTTAATAGCGCGTGGAATGAAATCTGGTGGTTCTATCCAAGCGCAGACAGCATTGAGTGCGACCGCTACGTTGCATATGACTTTGTCGAAAATATCTGGATCACAGGCGAAATGGATCGCACCGCTGGCGTTGATCGCGGCGTGTTCCGTTACCCAATGTTCATTGCAAGCGATGGTGAGCTATACGAGCATGAGATCGGCTACAGTTACGGCTCAAGCACTCCCTATGCCGAAACCGGGCCTATCTCTATTGGTTCTGGCGACAATCTGATGAATGTTGTTGAGCTTATCCCTGACGAGAAAACGCAGGGCGATGTGACTGCCACGTTCAAAACGCGCTTCTATCCGAATGGCTCTGAAAGCCAATATGGGCCGTTCAACATGAGTAACCCGACTTCGGTTCGCTTCCAAGGGCGTCAGGTGCGTATGCGGGTTGAGGGTAGCGTTGCAACGGATTGGCGTGTCGGCATTATGCGGCTTGATGCGCGGCAGGGTGGGCGAAGATGAGAGTTGTCCCGCCAATCACCTTTGACTTATCGGCGTGGGCGGAGAATATGCGCCGCTACCTTGGCAAAGCTCTGAATCAGCTCGACGCCAAAGATGCGTCCGTGTCGGCGGCAGAGGATGGCGTTTTGCTCTGGGATCGCGAAGAGGGCTACCCGGTAGTCTCAAAGAACGGTGAGTGGCGTCAGGTTGTGCTTGAGGATGGCCACGGCGACTTTTACATTGCGGCAGACGTAACGGCGGCAAGCGCAAACACAGAGTACAAATTAACCTACACATCTGAAGCCTCAAACAGCGGCATTACTCTTGGCACACCAGCAACTAGAATTGTGTTTGAGGAAGCTGGGGAGTACGTTATAGCCTTCTCTGCGCAAATTTCATCTACGTCGAGCAGCACAGTTCACTTCTACTTTTGGCCAAGCGTTAACGGTACAGACATCAACAACAGCGCGATGACAACTGCACTGCACCAAAACAACGCAACTTTGATTACGTCTCGGACGCAAATATTCACGGTGGCAGCCAATGATTACCTTGAAGTCAACTGGATGGTGGACAGCACTGCTGGTTTTTTAAACGCTACAGCAGCAGCGTCCCCTGTGCCAAATATTCCGGCTTCAACACTGTCAATCACAAGGCTGCATGGCTAGGGGTGTCAAAGTGCAAGAAATATGGTATAAATGTTTAAACCGTTCGGAGTTATAAAATGGGCATCATGGATTTCTTATTTGGCAAACCTGAGCAAACAGGCAAACTTGATCCGCAAACGGAAGCGGCAAGAAACTTTTTGCTTAATCAAATGTTGGAGCAATACAGTGCTGGGCCAGTAGATGTTCCACAATATCAAGCTGTTGCCCCGGCTGCAATGTATAGCGGCACAAATGATCTTCTTAGATCTCTTGGTTTAGGAACGGTTGCACCTCCGTCAATGCCCACAGTAAATGTCGGCGGTGTTGAGGCTTACAGTAGCCAGCCATTCCAAGAGCAAATAGAAACTGCTTACGGAGAGCGTTATCCGGGGCAATACGAATTCTTGCGATCTTTTTACCGAGATCGTGTAACGGGTGAACCCGGAACTCGCGCATATGGATATGTTGATCCAAACGCGGCTGTCACTATGCCTGTTGGCGGCGTTGGTGGTGGAAATCAATATAATAATAGCGACTCCGACTCCACGGCTTACGCTGTAAACTTACACAACAGTCTATTCCCCACTGCTGATTATTCTGGTGGGCCAACTAATTACACTGATAGTTATGGTGTGGTTGGCTCTGATGCACCTGCATTTTCCGGTGGCGGTGCAGATGGCGTGGGCAATTTTGGCGCTGTTGGCGACTTTTTTGGAGGGATCGGCAATGCGCTCGGTATTACTGACTACAAATTGTGATGAAAGGTTGTTCCAATGATCGGTTCAAACGTATTTGGGCAAGCCCAGCAGTATCAAACTCAAGCGGGTGATATTTACGGACGCTTGGGAAGTTTTAGCCCAACCAATATGCAATCAGCACAAGTCGGCTCTGCGCAACAAATGCAGGGTGTCGGTGCTGTGCAATCCGCACAAGCTCCCGGCCAGATTGGTGTCAATCAGTTAGCCACAACAAACCTCAACCCATATATGAGCCCTTATACGCAGAATGTGATTGAGGCGGGTCAGGCCGACATTGAGCGGCAACGTCAACTTGCATCAAACCAATTGGGCGCACAGGCACAAGCTGCTGGCGCTTTTGGTGGTTCCCGTCAAGCGGTGCAAGAGGGTGTGCTTGCTGGTGAGGCTTTGCGTCAAGCTGGTCAACTGTCTGCGCAACAACGGCAACAAGCATTTTCTCAAGCACTGCAATCTGGTCAGTTTGACATTGGCAACGTGCAACAGGCGCGGACACTTGCATCTGGTCAAGAGTTTCAAGCAAGCCAATTTGCACAACAAGCTCGTGAAGCTGCGGCGGCGCGTGAGCAAGCGGCGCGTTCTGGCAATATGCAAGCTGCTAATCAGTTTGCGTTACAACAGGCTCAACTTGAGCAACAAGCAAACCAAGCCAATTATCAGGGTCAGTTCCAAGCGGCTAACGTACAATCTGGCGCGGCTGGTGGTTTGCGCGGTCTTGGATCAACTATGTTCGGTCAGGGCATGACTGGCCTCAGAGAGCAACAAGCGGCAGCGGCTAGAGCGCAAGCTGCACAACAGGCAATGCTAGATGCTGGGCGTCAACAGACACTAGGCAACTTAGGTTATCCCGGTCAGGCTTTGCAAACTGGCACTGGTACGCTAAGTGCTCTTCCGGGAGCCAAAGTAACGCAACCGGGGCAACCCGGCTTGCTTGGAACTCTAGCAGCTTTCAGCGGCCTTCCGGGTTTTGGTTAAATAAATGGAACTAACGCAACGAGACCTACTGGCAAAGACACTGCAAGCCGAGGCTGGAAACCAAGGCTATAATGGCATGGTGGCTGTTGGTTCAGTAATTATGAACCGTCTTGCTGGTGGCAGTGATCTTGGCAAAGTCATTTTGCAGCCGGGTCATTTCTCTGCGTGGAATAGCACCACTGGTTATGCTGGCGGAGAACAAGGCCAAAACATGGACTTCACGCCAAGTTCCAAAGCGTATGAAGTTGCTGATGCTTTGCTTGCTGGTGAATATGAAGACCCGACAGGCGGTGCAACTCATTATTACAACCCGCAGCTTGCTGATCCTATTTGGGGCGCATCAGGTGGTGGTGATTGGCAAACCATCGGGTCGCACATTTTTGGAAAAGCAAACAAAGCTGGCCCGAAACCAATACCGAATAATGGGCAGATGAAGAAATCTTTAGAAGCCGAAATCTTTGGAGGAGCTTCAGCAATGGACGGACAACCTACGGGCCGAAATATGAGCCAGCCTAGTGCTATTCAGATGCAGAAAATGCAGCAGCAGCAAGGATCGGGCGGTCTTATGGGCTTCCTGCGCGATCCGCGAACCCGCGAGACATTTGCCTCATTAGACAGGTCTGGAATGTTGGGCGGCGTCCAGCAACGGGCTGCGGCTGATGTAGAGCGACAACAGCAAGGCGAAGATCGAAATCGAACAGCGGATTGGTTGGCTTCTCAGCCTAATGGTGGATTGTTTGCCGAAGCTATAAGAGCCGGGATGCCAGCAGCGCAAGCATATGACGCTTATAGAAAATCATTAACTGGTGATTACGTTGTTGTCGGCAAAACATTAGTTGATCGCAAAACAGGTAAGGTTGTTTTCCAAGCCCCAAGTACGGCAACAATTACTCGAAGAAATCCAGTAACAGGTGAACTTGA